TGAAGATTCCCTTCGAGCCTCCGCCCTTTCGCGCTGACAAATATGTCGATGCGAATGGGGATATGAAAATCCCGACTGTCCCGCGCAGGGTTAGGAGGAAGAACAGGAGGCTCCCTGAAAAGGTAGAATCTAAGAGAAAAGAACGGAAGTACCAAGTTAGTACTACCACTAAGCCATCTGACGAGGAGGAAAAGGATGAGAGACACCCGTGCCCACAAGAGCCCTGCGGTCCTGAGAGACCGGGCATCCTCGCTCCCATGACAGAGACCAGGAGGCAACGGAGGAAACTCAGGAGGCACCTTGAAAAGGTGAGGCCGGTGATAGACCAGGCATCACTGGAGACCAGGAGACAGCCTGTCCTCAGGCGTAAGGGACGGCCTATCCTCTGGGACCTCAAGGATGGCAATTGGGTCGGAGCCAAATGTCGTGCATCACGACAGGCTCGTCGACCTCACAGAAAAATCGAACGGAAGTGCCCAACCAGCACTCTCCCCGAATCATCCATGGTGAGTCCTACCATCTACGCGCGGGCTTTCGGTGGATTGGAAAGGGAAGAAAAAGTTGAAGACTCCCTGTTCGACTTGGAGCCCGAGAGGACACTCGCAATATTGACGAAGACGAAGCGGACAAGGCGCCGCAGATTAAAGCCTAAAAAGCGGAAAGACGACAAGTTGAGTACGCAGGGGAGCGGGTAACTCCCCCACATGGCAGTTTTGAAAGCACCTGCCGAAACAAAAACTTTCGGGAGCTAGAGCAACTAGTATTTCGTACAGAGGCCCGACCGGTGGATGGTCGGGACCGTATAATAACAAACAACATAGCATAACACAATCAGATGTCACAAAAGAACAGAGCACGAAGACGCAGCCAGCGTAAGCGCAGGACCACTGCTACATTCCGGCAGAGCAACTCGGCCGTCCTTGAGCGGAAGGCCAGAGAACTTTCTCCGTATATGGACATGGTCCTGAACCCGTGCGAAGCCACACTCCAACCTGGAATCTACGGGGACGTGGAAGGTCTTGTTGCCCGGACTAAGACTACGGTCAACATGACCAACACGTCCACGTGCGGCTACATCCTCTGGGACCCTGTCTACCATAATCCAGGTGAAACCAGCTCAGGTGGCGAAGTGGGGGAGATGAACCTGATGGTATGGACTTCAACTCAAAGCCATGCACAGCCGACTAACGGCAAAGTAGTTGGCACCACATACGAGCTACCATTCGGACGTGGTAACTACAACTACCCAACATCAGAAACCACCACTTGCATCCCCGACCCGGCGTTTGCTTTTGCTAACACCGAGATAGTGGAGGATGCACGCCTCATATCAGCCTGTATCCGGCTCACGTACTTTGGGACAATGCTCGATTCGTCGGGCCAAATTGGATTCCTAGAGAACGTACCGGACAGCCTGGTCCTCACTGGAGGGGCGAACGGAGACCCAGCCTCAGTTGACGAACTTTTTCGTTACACATCTAACACCCACAGGCTCGGCCTCGACACGTTCGAGGTCATCGCCCGCCCTTC